AAGTAAATTCTTTTCTTTATCAGATAACTCTTGCCAATCTTTTACATCTGTGTGTAGTGGTACTGACTCAGGCATCCAATGCATTTGATTTTGTAAGACATAGTAATCAAACATCCAAGGGTTATCAAAAGGTTTGTAGTAATCTCTTGTATCTAATAAACTCATTTTAAAATTCCTCTTGTAATGTTTTTAATTTTTCGTCAGCGTTTGCGTATTGCTCTATAAGTTTATCCATAGATTCAATAACATTAGGGTGTTCTGCAACACCTACTTTGTTTTGAAAGTATACTTCAAGATTAGCTTTTGCTTCTGCTTTTTCTGCTTGATATTTTATTTCTAAAGCTTGGTATAATAAACAACTCATAATTTTTCCTTTGGTAAATATATTATTATTTCTGAATTACATTTAGGACAACTTAAATTAGTTTCCATGATGTATTCATCGTTCTCATCTTCTATGTCGTAATCTCCACCCCATATTAATTGTGTTCCACAATGCCAACAATCCACACTATCCCTCACAAGCAATACATTCAGCATCGTCTAATTTAATACGCTGAACTTTAGTGTTTACATTTTCTACACTACGAGCAGCATTAGACCGGAAGTAGTATAGAGATTTAAGTTTGTTCATGCCATACCAATGTACATCATTGACGTACTGCATGTATTCATCGTGTACTTCCTGTGGCTCTGTAGCTTTTGGAAGTGTAAAAAATAAATTAACTGATTGTGCTTGACAAATAAACTCTTGTCTTTTAGCTGCGTGTTCAACAATCCATATCTGATCTATTTCAGTAGCAGTCTTAAATATTTCTTTTTCATCATCTGTAAGAATATCTAAGTGCTGCACCGAACCATCATGACCTGCAATGTCTTTCCATAATGCTGTTAGTTCATCCTTTTTTAATCCTTTGTTATTTAAAACCTCTTCTAAGTATTTGTTCTTAACTTGGAACGAACCTGAAAGAGTTTTGTGCGTATAAACGTTAGCACGATATGGCTCAATCGAAGGAGACGTACCACCACATATGATACTAGAAGAAGCGTTAGGAGCAACAGCGAGTAGATGAGCATTACGCCTACCACTACCACTGATATCAGGTGACTCACCACGTTCGTCAGCAAGTCTTTCAGTTGCTCTAAGCGAATGTCTTTTAATGTGTTTAAATGCTTTGTAATTAAAGCCCGTAGCGTATATACCCTCAAAAGGAATGCTGCGTGATTGGAGATACGAATGGAATCCCATTGCACCAAGACCCAACGACCTTTCTCTATAAGCTGAGTAGGCAGATTTAAGAAACCCTTCCTTACCCGGCTTAATATGTTTTTGAAATCTTTTAAAGTTTGCATTATATTCTCCTAAGTTATTTGTATCCACAGCATTATCAATGTAATGTTGTAGTACGTTGTCAAGCATAGTAATTAAATCATCAATGAACAGAGGATTATCACTCCACTCATCAAAGTATTCTAAGTTTACAGAAGACAAACAACAAACTGCTGTTCGTTCTTCGTTAGTAGGTAGGGTAATCTCAGAACAAAGGTTGCTCTGTTTGATTTCTAATCCTAAATCTTTTTGTTCTTTAGGTAAGGCTTCGTTACATGTATCTATATTAATCATGTATGGTTCACCTGTCTCTGCTCTTGCATTAATGATCTGCCACCATAAGTCTCTAGCATTAACAATCTTGGTGGGTTCATTAGTCTTAGGGTCAATCAATCTAAAGTCTGCATCTTTTTCAACAGCTTTCAAGAACTCATTGGTAATGTTGATACCATTATGAAGATTAAGATTCTTCCTGTTGATATCACCACCAGATTCTTTACGCATGTTAATGAACTCTTCAATCTCCGGATGAGATATGTCCATGTACGCAGCATAAGAACCACGTCTAGTTGTGCCTTGATTAAAGGCTAACATCTGTGAATCGACTACGTGTATAAAAGGGATTGAACCAGTAGACTTACTACCGTGAGTAGTAGAAATACCATTACTCCTAATATCTCCCCAAAATCCACCAATACCTCCACCCGAACTTGCCAACCAAATGTTCTCGTCATAATGAGCAGATAAACCATCCCGACTATCAGGTACATAATTGAGGAAACAGCTAATAGGAAGACCACGACTTGTTCCCCCGTTGCTAAGTATAGGAGTGCTAAACATGAACCAACAATTGGAACTGTAGTGATAAAGTCTTTGAGCCAATTCAAAATCTGTGTGACCTTTGTAGGTGGCTGCGAAGACTGCTGCTCTGGCAAATGCTTCTTGGGCATGTGTTTCATTCTCCCATAAGTATCTATCCTTGAGAGTATCAAGGCTAAACTTATCTAATAGTTTTTCATTACTGTAATTAATTTTTATACCAAGATATTCCTTGATACCTACTTTATCATCTACCACTTGCTCTCTCCTGTTTTAAAGAACTTGTCTCTATCATCGTGTATATCAAGCATTATTATAGCATAATGTAATATCTTTAGCAAGTCTTTTCTGTTATGTCCGTCTTTATTTCCATAACGTTTTGCATACTTTATAATATTACCCATACAAAAACCCATACCATGTCCTGAATCAATGATAACATCAGTAGCTTGGTACTTATCAGAAGCATAATGCTCACCATATGTCCCATCAATATAAGCCTGTAGTTCTTGTATTAATTGATCTTCATTAAATTTATAGTTCATTGGTTCTCCACTCCTTCGGTAAAGTTTCTTCACTATACCATCTAAAATTATTTTTTTCTGCCCATTCAGCGTGGGTTCTTTTTGTTCCATCTTTTCTTTTCTTAGCATAAGGCATGGGAGCAAAAGGTTTTTGAAATAAAAATACTAATTCAAATTCTCCTATCTGTTCTTCTAAAGCTTCTCTTATCCAAATGTATTTACTGTATTCAGCGTAGTCCCAAAACCTACCTTTTGCTTCTAACAATATAGTTTGACCATTAATAACTTTTATAAAGTCGGGTTCATATTTATGTTCAACAACATAATCTATATAATTATTATGATGTTCCCAATCTTTTAAAACAGATTGATGTATATCATATTCCCATCTACTATCGTAGCCTTTAGGTACATTAATCTTTTTAGGTCTAGGTTTTCTAGGTACTCTTCTAGGCATTCAAGTCTCCAAGTGTAATGTTAGGATTACGTTTTACTTGTTTGTAAAACCATCTCAAGCTGTATGCACTCAATAGAAATTTATTGTTAGCAAAGATATGAGTTTGTTCTGGTAAGAACTCATTAAGATTATTTCTATTAATCCTAGATGTATCTTCTCCATCGGGAACCATTGTTCTTAACCACTCAATAAGTAAGTCTTCTGCCCTTCGTCTTAACTGCTTAGATTTTTTTTGATTCATAGTTCTTTACTAATTTCCAATAGGTTAAAATACTGTTAAACATTTCTGTATGTTTTGTTTGAGAGTCTCTATCCCATATATGACATGCTATAAGTTCTTTGTCTTTACGATCAACAAATATAGACACTCGTTCTACATCATCAAAGCCACAGCCTTGAGCATAGGCTGACAACTGCATACCATGTTCATCATAAACTAAACGAGCAGGGTCTTTGCCTTCTAGATTATCTTTAGTTTTAAAGTCTACAAAGATACCAGACTTAGAATATAAATCTATCTTACCACCATAACCTAAGTCAGCACAGAAAGAATCTTCTGCTATCCATTCTTCATCCGGAAAGTTTTCATCTAACCAAGACTGTATTATTTCATAGGTTGGATTTGTTTCTTCGCCTAAGAAACCTCGTTCAATCATTGCATGAATTTTAGTTCCTTCTTCTGCAGCTTCCTGTCCTATCCTTTTAGAATCTTGTTTACATCTGTAAGCAAAATCAGAAATAGATTCATCTTCTTCTTTCTCTAAAGTAAGTGCAGAGTTTAATGCTTGATTGATCTTCCAGTTTTCTAATCCGGGCTTGGCTACCATGCTTAATACAGTAGTCACTGATGGTACTAAGTTATCTTTCTTGGCATCACGTAATGTAGTGTTGCGTTCTTTACCGTTAGCACCTATAATAGTATACATTGGTTCGCCTTCTTGAGTATACCAATGACCTGACTCGGCTGATTTTTTCTTAGCCGACAATTTATTATATACTTCTTGGCTTGTTGTGTCAAGAGTCTTTTTAGATTTAGTCATATTATTTTTTGTGGTTTACAAAGTTTAATTTACGAGTGGTTGGATTGTAGTTTAAAAGTTTAACATTTAATTCTATTTGCTCATCACTTCTAGTTCTACCCGACCTACCGGATTTAGTTTTAACATCTATCAAAGTTGTCTCTCCGTCTTTTGTAGCAATCAAATCAACTGGACCAGTACAACCACAGTTTTTAAATACTTCATAGCCATTATCCCAAAGCCATGTGACTGCATAAAACTCAGCCATATCTCCTTTAC